CAGGGAATCCTCCAAACGGAAGTTTTGCATCTGTACTTGGATTTGCTATTGGAGTCGAACCTGCACCCCCAGTTGGTTTAAATCCAAATCGTCTTTTACAGCCTTCTGTACGTTTACTACATCCGTCTCCTCTTTCCCAATATTCATTTGCTGTTGGTGCAACACTTTTATTGGGTGCTTTTGCTTTCCACAGCTGTACTTTGTTATGTGTAGATGAGGTTGCTACATTATCTGTAAATGTTACATAGTCATTACATCTATCGTCACTATAAGTAAAATATTCAGTGCCATGTGAATATGCACCAAACACCCTTACTCTATTAAAATTTGCATTAGTATCACTTGGTGTTCCTGGCGAACTCGTTGATTTTGTTGCTTGCCAGTAATTATTTATCGTAACACTTGATGAAGTACCATCCGCGGCATACTTTGTTTTTGTTGAAGTAGTTTTATAGTAATTATTTATAGTTATTGCACCACTTGAATAAGTAGTAAAACTAGTTGAACTTGGAATGATATATTCGTCATCTGTATTTACATAGATAGTATATTCTGTTCCTGTTAAACCTGTATGTTGTGGATTATATTTTCCTTCTAAATGCCAAGTACACCCACTTTGTGCTTTCTGATATTCCGATAAATGGTCACCTGCTCCTTGATATAAAAAAGGACATCTATCTGGCAAAATATTTCTAGCTGGTATCTTTACTCCCTCTAAATCGAAAGGAGCAACACATTCAATAGTAACATGTTGTTTTGTTTTTTGTTTTATTCTATCCATTGTGTAAATATCTCTTGGAAACTCTTGTGGAGGACTTGCGTCTCCACTTTCTCCATAAAGATATTTTTTCAATGTAGTTCTCTTTATAAACTTTAATCCTAGAAAACTCTGATAATCAATAGTACCTATTGCTGCTGAAAAAGCTGTAGTTGCATTAGCGATAGTTACAGTTGGTCTTGCTATAGCTCCATCGTTTTTATACTCTATGCCTTTTACTTGTGCAGGTATAGCAACATAAGTATTAATTTGAGAATTATCATTATAATCTCTCATTTGAACAGTTGTTAAATCACTATCAAGACCACTTGTAAAATATATGAACTGTCCTTTAGAATATTCTAATTCATATAAACATACTAGCTCGGAGCCAGGATCAAGTTTCTGTAAATCTTTTGTGACTAAGTTCTCTGCCATTATGCCTCATATACTCTAATAAAAGTTGCAGAACATGTATAGTAATCATCATAATCCCATTTTTGGTCAAAAGATTTTACATATACTTTTACTGTCTCTTCATTTCCACTTGCATTTGTATCTGCAAAAGTAAAATTAAATGCAGTTACTCCATTTGTACTTTCAAAGAATCCAATGATATCATCTATTTCTTCTTTTGGTCTAGTTGCGAAACTAACTCCAAATTCTTGATTAAGATTATTTATTCCTTGTGCTACTCTTTGCTCATAGCCATCACCATACTTTGCTTGAAATATTTGAGGTTGATTCTTTTTAGACATACCTTTATCTGGAACTATAGTCCTGTTTCCGTATGTTCCTCCTGTACTAAATCCTAATGCCATCTTATCCTCCTAATATTCCGCCTGGTCTCATTTCTTTTTCTAATCTATCTTGAACGACTGCATTAATAACATTACCTAATTGTGCTCCTGCATCTGAATCCACAGTAGTAGAGCTTCCACTATCATCTATATTTACAGTAATGTTTGTGTTATTTGTCATTCCACTACCTTTACCCATATCCACAGGTATGCTTCTTCCATTTGGTAAAGGAATTACTGCTTCTCTACCATGAAGTATAGCACCATAACCTGACGTTGGTCCACTTGCTACACCCCCTTGTGAATATGAACGACCATGCTTAGACATGATTCCACCTTGTCTTGCTCCCCCAAATCCAAAGAAGTGTAATAAAGTTTTACCTATATGTCCGCCACCTGCAGCAAGTGCTTCTCTTGCCATTTGCATTGTTGTAATTATCATTTGCATTTTTGCAACTGTTGCCATAACTTTTGCTGTTTTTTCTTCTTGTCCTGCTACTGCTCCTAATAATCCGATAGTTCCACCAAATCTAGTTAAATTTTTCTGAAATTGAGTTTGAACTTTGAAAGGGTCGTTCCCCTCTCCGTCTTCTCCATCTGTTACTGGTTCTTTACGTACTGCTTTTGTAACCGTAACTTCACCCAAGTTTTTATCTAATTTATCTAAAGAGCCAATTATACCTGTTCCTTCATCTTTATCTCCGATTGTATTTTCAAGCTGTGCAATTTGGGTATCTACAGCTGCTATAGTTCCTGTTCCAGTTGAGCCCTCAGGACCTTTTAAATCATAGTAACGGTCTTGATTATTAATCATGTTCTCTTCTAAATGGGCAAAGTATCTCTCAGCGGCACTTGAAAGTAAGTCTGCAACCTCTTGCTCTAGATTACCGTCATACCCCATGCCCAACTGATCATAACCCATATTTCTTACTTTATCAGCATATGTTGTTCTGTCTTCCATAGACATGTTAGCTGTACTTCGATAAGTATCTACCATATTCATTCTCGCCTGATTACGAATGAAGCCCTCTGGAAGTGTTTTTAGGAATTCTTCATTAGTGCCATATTCTGATTCTTCGATATTAAATAGGTTAGTTCTAATATTAGCTTTTCCAGACATAATATCCGCAATTAGTTTTTCTCTATTTGCCCTTTCCTCATTTAAGGCCATTACTTTTCTTCTATCTTCAGAGCCCATTGATCTTTGAAGATAAGCATCTGCTTCAGTTTGAAATTCAGTTGATTCACTAAATTTTATTAAACTTTCTGAATCTATTTTATTTTCTAAATTTTCAGCTTCATTTTCTAGATTAGTTTTTCTTGTAGTTAATTCTGATTTTTGTCTTTCTGCAACTCCCTTTTGTCCCTCTAAGATTGCTCTAGTAATATCGTTAAGATTTTTTGTTTGAATATTAGATACTTTTGCTAATTCACTAGCGTGGTAAAAACCACCGTCTTCTATTCCCTCTTTAACCAGTTTAGCATGTTCTTCTCCTGCTGATAGTATCTTGTCACCAATAGTTTTTCCTTTTAAAGCTTCAGGTAACATAGCATCCATAAACTGTTCTGATAGTTTCTGACCAATTGCATCGGTAATAGTTCTTACCATATTCTTACCAATTTCTTCAAAAAGAGAACTATCTCCTCTTAATGCAGCACCAAATGCTTTACCTAGGTCTGCTGTCATGTCTTTCACAACTTTAATAGATGTTTGTGCAATAAGACTTTGTTTTATTCTTTCTATTCTATATGCTTCTTTTGCCATAGCAAGTTCTTCTTCTGCTAGTTTAAGATTGTCTTTCATCATCTGAGTTTTATCTTTTTGTTTAGCAGTATCAATTGCATGCATCGCCTGTAACAGGTTTGATTCTTTTTCTAACAACTTATTACTTACTTTTCTCATAGCTAAATTTGCTTTTTCAGTTCTGGTCATTAGGAACGAAAGTTGTTCTTGTCTTTTTATATCTATTGCTTCAAGTTTCTGTGCTAATGATATCTCTCTTAGCATTTGAAATTGCTCTAATTGTGCATTTACTAATTGTAAGTCGGCTAAATATGCTGGCATTTCGTCTGAAATAACTTTCAATTCTTTTGCTTGTTGTTGTAATAATAATATTATATCTTGAAAAGGAACTTTTGGTAGGCTTTGTGCTATTCTATTATTTGCTTTTACAAACTCTCCCTGTAATTGTTCTAATCCTTTAAATGCAGCCCCAAGAGCTTTTATTGTATCTGCTTGTCTAAGGAGTTCTTGAGTATTTATCTTTATACCTTTTTTAATATCCTGTGATGCGTCTATAAATTTTTGGTCTCCTGAAATTTTTCCTAAACTTTCAAAAGTAAATGCTAATTCATCACTAAATTCAGCAAATGCTTCTTCATTCAAATGCGCACTTTTTCTTAAAATTTCAAACTCTTTTAATTTCCCCATTAAATCTGCACTTGCAAAAGCTTCTGCAGTATGTTTAGCTCCTTCAGCAACTCCTTCTATAAGACCTTCTGCTCTTACTTCTCTCATTTTTGAAAGTTCTCCATTAAAAGTTTTTATACTATGTGTGGATTCTTGTATTCTTTCATTGAAAGCTTCTTGTGCTTTTGAAGGTTTAGTAAAAAAGTTATAAAGTGCTTTACCTATCATATAGAGTATAGAAATAACGGCTAAAGCAGTCATCATTTTACCAACTGCACTAACAACAGATGATGCCATTCTTGACATGGCGCCTTGTACTTGTGTGCTAGTAGCACTTACAGCTGTTCCAAATGTTTGCATACTGACACCAGCAGATTTTAAACTTAATTTCATGCTTTTTGACATTTTACCGCCATTCTTTTTCATGTCATTTAATACATCTCCAACAACTTTATTTTGAGCTTTTGTCATATCTGCAAAAGCACCTACTCCTCTTGACTTCTGAGATAATAAATTACCAATCTGTTGTCCTGAAAGAGCTTTTCCTGCTTGTAAATCTTTTCCTATTTGTCCACCAAACATTCTACCTTGACTATTCATTTCGGTTAGAAGATTTTGTTGTGCGATTGGAGTATTGGCTAGGGCTTTTTTGGAAGCCGCTAATTGGTCTTGTTTGATACGTAATTCATCAAGTTTCTTTGAATAGTATTCCGAAGATATTCTTTGTTTTTCAGCTAATTCTGCTTGTGCAGGCATTACTGATTTAATAATTCCACCTGCAAACCCAAGAATTGCAAAAGTAATAACATCAATATTTGCTTTACCAAATCTAGCAAAGAACTCTGCTACAGTTGCTATCGCTGGTCTCATCATATCAATAGTTTCTTCGAACGCTATTCCTAATTGAGCAATAGCATTTGCTTGTGGGTCCATAATTGCATTAATTTTACCAAACTTTGTTTCAGCCTGAGTTAGTACTTCATTTACTACTGCTTGTGATTTTTGATATATTGAAAGTTGGTTTTTATTTAGACCGAGAGCAGCCGCATATTTAGTCGTTGCTTCTTCTAGTCTTAATATAATACCGAGTTCGTCCAATAGTTCTGGTTCGGCTTTGGTAACACCTCTTATCAATCTGTTAAATGAGTCTGTCACATCTCGACCGAGTGCGACTGATACTGTAAAGGCTGCTTGTGATAATTCTCTTAATTGTCCTGCAGAAAGTCCTGCAGCTCTACCAATAGCACCCGCTTGTGCAGCTTCACGGAAACTAATCATTCCATTTGTAGCTTTTTGTAAATCTCTTGCTAAACTTTCATATGCAACACCAGTAGCAGCGGCAAAAGCCAACTGACCTTCTTTTAATACACGAAAATCAGCAGAATCCTTCAGGAACCTGAATACTGCGTCTAATGCGAATAAGTTTGCTGCGAGAGTAGCATATGCGGGAACGAGACCACCTGTGATCCCTTGTGACATTTTTGAGAAGTTTTTAGATGCGCCAGAAGAAGCCCTTGCAGCTCCTTTCAGTTGTCTATCAGCAGATTGGGCAGACTTCTTAGTGCCATCTAAAGCCTTAGAAGCCTTATTCCCTTCATTGATAATATCTTTTAAATCGGCCTTACCCTCAACGGTAACCTGTGCGCCTTTAATCTTTTTAGCCATTTACTTCTTCATTTTAGCTCTATTTCGAGCGGTCTTTTGTCTATCAGAGACTTTTTCGTTTATTGAATTAGAGTTTCTATCGTCAATAGCTTTTAAGAACCAAACAACTGTTTTCTTGTCTTCGATTTTAAAAACATCTAATAATGTGCCAAGTGCAGCCCAGTCCTTTCCCATAAACATTCCACTAGTACCATCCCAACGGTCTGGTAAGCATGAATGTACTAAAAATGCCTCCTGAACTTCCGATGGAAAGTCTTCCATCTCAGGTGGCATTTTTTCGGGGTCAGGCTCTTGACCTAACTGCTCACAAATATTTAGATATTTTGCTAAATCTATATTTTCGGAGAATTGTCTATTTATTAAAGCAAGTATTAATTCTACTTGCTCTTGGTAAAATTTTCCAACTCACCTACAGTTTCCGAAACCCAGTTATCGAAATCGCCTGAGTTCTTCATAAGAAGTTCCGCGTTTTCTTCTGTGTAATCCAGATTGTCCTCTAGGTTCAATTTGCTTGTATCAACTAATAGAAGCTCTTCTAAGTACTTATACTTTAAGCCATCCCAGCCTTTGATAATTGCTTTGCAGTATTCTACTAAGAATTTATCATTGTCAAGCTGTTCTTCATATGCCCTAGTTTTTTTATTTAAAACTTGTTTTACACTTCTGTTTCTTAGTTTAAGTAACTCTTCTCTTGCAAGATAAGTTAGTCTAACTTCAAAGCCTTCAAAACCAGGCATTTCTATAGAAACAGTTTTACTTGGAGTTAATAAACTCTTCAGTGATACTGGTTGTTTCTTTTCTTCTGTCATTATTTTTCCTATAAAGTGGGAGGCCGAAGCCTCCCGAATTTAATTTTAAGTTTAAGCGCCTACGTAAGTAACTTTTACTTCATTTGTAGCACTTGCTGCTGTTCCAGATGATAAGTCTGATGATAAACCATGGAAGGCTACATCGACTGACACTACATCTTCGAAACTGTGTGTAGGTAACTCAAGATGTGCTTTAGCAACTTGAACATTACATCTAGGTGTGCTACCTGAGCCACCAATACTAAATGTTAAGTCAAAAGCGTTAGTAATAACTCCTCTTGATTCCTGTAGTCTTTCAAATAAGTCTAATGACCCATTTGCTGTATCATTTAGATAACAAGTAAAGTTACCTGATACTGACCTTGTTCCCATTACGTGTCCTAATGGTAAATTAACTGTACCTAATGTTTCTGGTGTTAAGTAACTCAGGTTGTTTTCAATTGTGATATTACCACCTGTTAATGTTACACTATAAGTTACATCATTTGTTCCATCAACTGCTAATGCGCCTAATGTACCTGTTGATTCTGATACATCAAACTTAATTAGTAAGTCTGTTAATTTTTGTCTAATAAAGTTAGAAGTTGAATCAACTCCTTCTCTTATTAATCCTTTTGCGGTGTTTCCACCTGCGCTAGTATCTACCGCTGCTACTTCTTCAACTGTTTTACCGTTTCCAGACCATGCAACTTGTGCGATACCGTCAATATCAAAGTCAATTGATGCTGACCCTACTGAACAATTAGCTAGTTTGTAAACTGTTACGCCATCTGTTCCTGTAGTGTATGCTGCACTAGTGCTGTCTTTAGCAGCTCCTAATACAAAAAACATACTGAAATCGCCAAGAGTTACTTGGTTTGAGTTGGCAAAGTTAAATTCAGCTTTTGCTGTGTCGGATTTGAAGTCTCCGCCCATAGCTTTATCATAAGTTGCGGCTGACATAGCTGCCCACAAAGGTCCTTCCACAGCGTACATTGCGTTAGCATCTGCGTGGTCGCCACTAGTATAAGTAGCGTTACTACCTGATTTTGTAGGTCTCATGTAAGTATTGAAACTCCATTCAGCTGGAGCAAAAGAGTCAGTAAACATTGCTCTACCTCTCTTACTATAGCCTGTTGAGCTTGCAGCCTCGTTCAGTGTGACTTCCGAAGTATTCGTGCCTTGGCTGAAAGAAAAACCGTCCAATACAGGGATCTCATACAGAGCTGTATTAGTAGCCGTTCCATCTTCTGACCATTCCATGAATACTTTGGTATCTCTACTAAAGAAAAATGCCATTCTTTTCTCCTATTTAATATCGAATCTCGACTGTTATTTCACCAACACCGAGTGGTTCGAGTACTCCTTCATCTGTATCTACAGAAATGATATTTGTCTGTACTGTAGATTGAGATGCTCCTGTTGAATCATAATACGTTAAGGGATCTTTATCCTCTAGTATTGTTTCAACATCTTCTAACAATTCTTCTAGTGCTTCAATGACATCATTATCATCTGACACATACATTCGAACCGTTAATCTTAAAAATCTAAATCGAAACCCGCCACCATCATATTCGCGAGTTTCTGCTCCTGCTCCTACATGTATTGTAGGAAATTCTGTTACTTCATCCCAAAACTTTAGTCTTCTTTCTACATTTGAGACTGCTGTTCTATAGGGTGGAGTTCCATTAATTTGTTCTAATTCCAACGCTAGTGCTTCAACAATGGCTCTGCGACGCGTGGTATGTTTCCTTGCTAGTGCTGTTTCCATTATACTCTCCTAGTTGTTAAGAATTTGTTCCCTACTATCCCCTGTGCTATCTGTCTAATACTTTGTCCAATTATTTTTCTTGGGTCTCTATAAGTACTTCCTTGTGCATTACCTGGTTCAAAAGTTTGGTAAGGGTCTTTCATATATGTATACTCTATAGCTGTACTTCCCCTTGGACCAACTGTTATATTTTTAACTTCAGCACTTTGAGAAAATCTTCCTGTTCTAAAATTAAGTGCAGGACTGGTCATTTTACTTGCAACTACTTCTGGTAATGCTCTATTAATAAGTGTTGCTAGTGCAAGTGGATTTTGTCCTACTACTTGGTCTAATTTTCCTCGTCCTCGTCTACTTCTAAGTTTTGTGCCTGCCATCCCTTTGGCTACTACAACATCTCTTGAACTAGACTTATTTTTAGCTTTTGCTGTTTTTGCTTGTGCTCCACTTCCAGACTTTAAAGCATCTTTCATTTGTTTTACAAGGTCTTGATTTACTTTAACTCTCATATCTAGACCGCCCGATTTTGTAGTTTTTACTTTTCTTTTATCAAACTTTCCTAGTTTAGTAAGTAAGTGACCTTTTCCAACAGCTTGTGTAGCTTCTACTATGTTGTAACTATCAGACCATAAATCATAAATACTTTGACGATTCATCTTAACTAGTTTACTTACTTGTTCAACAAAGTCGTCAGCTTCTAGTTCGAGAAACTTTTTCATTTCTTTTATAATTTCTTGGTCTGGTTTACCTGGATTTAATTTTGGATCCAGTATAAGTTCTCCAGTATATGTAAAAGAATCTTTTATCTGTTTTTCACTTCTTCTCTTAGTAACTCTAGTAGTGCTACTAAAAAGGTCTTGCATTTTTGCATCTACTACTCTAAGAACTCGTGAGTATAGTCCCTTTTTTCTTGCTATACCTGCAGCTTTAGTACCTAGTGTCTCAACTGTGGCATCTAAAATTGCCATGTGACTTCTAGTACCTTCTCCTCCTGGAAACGCTCTTGCTGACGCTCCGGGTTGAAGCAAATTCTGTTCCCTAATAGACCCTTTTTTAAAGTCTTTAGGTAGAGTTTTACCATGAGAGTATATTATATCTCCAATCTCCAGTGTCGAGAAGAAAGTTTTAACTGATGCCTTTGCTGCTTTTGCAAAGGATTCTTCCATATTTCCTGGGTACTTACCAGTTTTCGTTCCAGATTTAAGATTCCTTTTATACTTCCAAGTTATAGAAGTAGGGGTAATTATAGGCGGTCCATCTAGTTTCCATATTCTTGCACTTTTACCCTTAGCACTTATTTTGGTTCGCATTTTTTGAGTAAATTCGGGCCAACTTACTAGTTTATTAGGATCCGCTACTATTTCTAATTCTCCACTTTTATAATGAGAAGTTTTACTTATTTCTTCGGCTATAGCACTATCAAAGTGTGCTTTATCTATTCTAAGTTCTCCTCTATCGAATAGATTTCCAAAATCAAAAGTCCCTTTTCTATTAGCTATTTTATTTTCTATTTCTTGTACTAACGCTTTTCTTAGATCAACAGACATTAAATTACTACTCTGTACAAATCCAGTACCCTTTTGATGTGGTCTGGAAAATCTGAGGAAGTTCTTATACCTGAAGTTCCTTGATTCTGTACAGTAGCGCCACCTAATACTCTACGCTCTTTATGTTCGTCTTTGATATAGTAATTTACTAAATCAAAAAGAGCTAGCTGTAAATCTTTGGGTGTAGAAGCAAAACCAGCTTTATATGTAATTCTTACTGCTCCCATTCCTTTTGCCCAACCAATTTGTGCGCCTTGTTCATTTGTTCTTATTACTGCGTCTGCATCTGCATCAACATAGTACTGGTACTTACCAGTTGTTAATTCTTGATAAGCTTCTGAATAAGTTGTTCTTTCTTCAACTTTGCTAACTTCAATCAACGGACTTTCACTCATAATTACGGTGCTTGTGTGATTGTCAGTAACGCTAAAAGTTTCAACTTTATTAGTGCTATAATAGTCTATAAACGAGATTCCACAATACTTCTTAACTAAATCAGATACCTGAGGTACTATAACAGCTAGACGGTCGTCATCCTTCTCGCCTCGGAGACCTTCCGCATCTTTGTATTCATTTACTGTTATTAAATCTGCCATAGTTAAAAAGGGTGGGTTATAGGTAACCCACCGAAACCTTAATTAGCTATTAACTAGCTTTGTACATCCAACCCCACTTAGAAGTTGCACCATCGATTAGGTCAATAAAACCTATTCTTTGAGAAGCCACTAGGACTCTTCTTTGGTTAGCTACTTCGTAGTCTGATTCAATAGTCACACCTCTTAATCTTGGTAAGACATAGTTTCTTGGGTTAACAGCGATAGCTCCAAACTTAGAAACTGCTGGTGTAGCAAATTCGTCACATAATAGTACTCTTGAACCGAATACTTGACCAATTTCACCAGAGAGCTTAGTTGCCATGTCGCCAACTAGGTTAGCATCTTGGAACTCAGCATCTTCAAGTAATTCATAGTAAGATCTTTGTGATACAATATAAACTACATCACTAGGATTCACACCATATTTACCCATGTTCTTTCTCATTTCAAGAAGATCAGTTGCTACAATCTTATCAGTTGCAAAAGCAGTTGCTGATTGTGTGTAGTCTGAGTCATTTCTTGCCAAGTGTAGTAAGCCTTCAAAAGAAGCACCGCCAGTACCGAAAGCACCGTCAGCATCATCACCAGCTAGGATAGCATTTTCCATTGCTCTAGCGTGTGATCTTACCATTGATTCTCTAATTAAAGGAAGAATCGGTAAAATTGCATCTTCTTCAGTCTCATTACCTAAGTAAGATTGTGAGATTAATTTTTTAGTAGAGATTGTTCTCTCTGTTAAATCAACACCTGCTCCATTTGCTGGATCATAAGCGTCACCTCTAGGGTCTAAGTTACCTTTTGGTGCACTTCCAGAAGCTGTTTGGTTAGCTGTAAATTCAGCATAGCCACTATCTGGTAGTATTGGGATAATCATGTTTGCAGAACTCATTGGGATTTCTCTAAATAGAGGTGCCAATACTAGCTCGTTTTGAATATCTCTTTCAATATTGGTTGAAACGATTTGCTCAAAATCTGCTGATGATACTTCAACACCTGATTGTTGATTTACCTTTTCCATCACACTTTTCGCATGGTCATTGTCCCATCCTTTACCAGTAGCTAAACCAGCAAATTTTGCGTCAATAATATCGTTTTCGAAGTCTTTCTTCCAGTTGCCTGAACCTTGTCTATCAGAGAAATGTCTTTTAGATTCACGAATGCTCATGATTTCTTCAGATTTTTCTGCTAATTGCTTTTCAAGTTCATTTACAACGGTCTTTAAGTCTTCATTTTTTTCATTGACTCTAGTCTCTAGGTCGTTCATTAGCTTTTCAGCACCTGTTAACCCAGCTTCAACTATAGTCTTTGTTTCTTCCTGTTTTGCTTCTTGAGCAGCTTTCTCTTCAGCCTCAACTTGAATTGCTTCTTGTTGTGCTTTTTCTTCAGCTGCCTTTGCTTCGGCTTGCTTCATTGCAATTTTAGCCGCAGTATCTTCTGCAACTTTTTTAGCAAATGCTTCAAGGTCGATTGAAGTTTCAGGAGATTTATTTTCTTCTGACATATCAGTCTCCATTGATGAGGATTTCTCCTCGCTTGGCTGCTCAATCTTAACAGCGTCTGCTGATTCAACTGAGTTAGCCTGTAAAATTTGTTTTTGGTAGCTTCTGT